TAAAAGGTAAAAGAGGTTTTGCAAGCGGAGGTAGAGTTGCAATGGTTAGAGGTGGTATACCAAAAGGTTTACAAGCAGCAATGCAAGCTATTAAAAGTAAATTTGGAGATGACGCAATTAAAACTGTAGAAGAAACTGAAGAATTTGGTTTACCTTACTTTAATATAGATAGACCAGAAAAAGCCATTGCTAGAGACAAATTTAAAAACTTTGGTAAAGAAGGAAAATTTGCTGAAGATGGTACACCTGATTATGATTACTATGCAGACCTATTAAATCATTCAGAAGACACTGTTGTTTTTGGTGATGAAACTATTGAAGAACTAGAAGCATTGGCAAAACCAGTAAGAGAATATCAAGAGTCTATGTATGATGCATATAAAACTCGTAAATTAGATCCTGAAGCAGGTTCTGTCTCTCAAGCTAGATTAAATTTTTTAAGAAGAAATTTAGAAGAAGCAGAGATGACAGGAGATAGAAGATTAATCAGTCAAGATGAAATAGAAGAATTAGAATATTTAGAAAATTACTTTAGAAAAGATTATTTAGATTTTAAAGCACAACAAACTGATCGTAAGATGACTCAAGAAGAAATAGAAGAACTAAAAGAATTAGGTGAAAAAGGCTTTAAAGATGGTGGAGAAGTTAGTTTGACAGTAATCAAAATACCTGATATCAGCGAGTCAGGTGTTGAATCATTATTTAAAAGAAGGTAGAATAGCCAAATGGCAACTATAGATAAACCATTACCCAATGTAGACAACGACAATGCTCAAGAAGAGATTGTTGAGATTGAAAACAAAAAAGCAGCAGAAGTAATTGATACTCCAACAGGACCTGTTGAAGTAGATATGACTGAAGATGGTGGAGCAGAAATTTCTTTTGATCCAAATGCTTCAGAAATAGATCCATCTCAAGATCATTTTGCAAACCTTGCAGAAACTATGGAAGACTCTGATTTAGATCCTTTAGGACTTAAACTAATTGATCAGTATAATGAATACAGAGAGTCAAGAGCAGATTGGGAAGATACTTACAGAAATGGTTTAGAACTTTTAGGATTTAAGTACGAGAGAAGAACAGAACCTTTTAGAGGTGCATCAGGTGTTAATCACCCTGTACTTGCTGAATCGGTTACACAGTTTCAAGCGCAAGCTTACAAAGAATTATTACCATCAGACGGTCCGGTTAGAACTCAAATTTTAGGAGACGTAAATGTTCCTAAAGAAGAGCAAGCTAAACGGGTTAAAGATTTTATGAACTATCAAATTATGGATCAGATGAAAGAATATGAACCAGAATTTGATCAAATGCTTTTTTACCTCCCTCTATCCGGATCTACCTTTAAGAAAATTTATTATGATGATCTTTTAGGTAGAGCCGTATCAAAATTTGTACCGGCAGATGATTTAATTGTACCTTACTCTGCAAACTCTTTAGAAGATGCAGAAGCAATTATTCACGTAATTAAAATTTCAGAAAACGAATTAAGAAAACAACAAGTAGCAGGTTTTTATAAGGACATAGAATTAGGTGAACCTCCTGTTACTGAAAATCAATTAGAAGATAAAAAATTAGAATTAGAAGGTATTTCTAAAGATGGCCAAGAAGATCAATACACACTCTATGAGATTCATACTAATTTAGATTTAGAAGGTTATGAAGATATTGGCGAAGATGGTGAGCCGACAGGTATTAAACTTCCATATGTTGTAACTGTTGCCCAAGCAAATAGTAAAATCTTATCTATAAGAAGAAATTACAAAGCAGAAGATCCAAAGAAAAACAAAATTAATTATTTTGTACAATTTAAATTTTTACCTGGAACTGGTTTTTATGGTTTCGGTTTAATTCATATGATTGGTGGTTTAACTAGAACTGCAACAGCAGCTTTAAGACAATTACTAGATGCAGGAACTTTAGCAAACCTACCAGCAGGATTTAAATCTCGTGGTATTAGAGTTAGAGATGATGCACAACCTTTACAGCCTGGTGAGTTTAGAGATGTAGATGCACCTGGTGGAAATATCAAAGATCAGTTTATGACTTTGCCTTTCAAAGGACCAGATCAAACTTTATTACAATTAATGGGTGTTGTGGTTTCTGCAGGTCAAAGATTTGCAGCAATTTCTGATATGCAAGTTGGAGATATGAATCAACAAGCTGCAGTTGGAACTACTGTTGCACTTCTTGAGCGTGGCTCACGTGTAATGTCTGCAATTCACAAAAGATTGTATGTTGGACTTAAACAAGAATTCAAATTATTAGCAGAAGTATTTAAAACATATTTACCTCCGGTTTATCCTTACGATGTTCCAGGAGCAAGACGAGAAATTAAAGTACAAGACTTTGATGATAGAATAGATATTCTACCAATTGCGGATCCAAATATATTTTCGCAAACACAAAGAATATCAATTGCACAAAGTCAATTACAACTAGCGCAATCAAATCCTCAAATGCATAATATGTACCAAGCGTACAGATCTATGTATGATGCGCTGGGAGTGAAAAATGTTAATGCAATTTTACCACCACCTGCACAACCAATGCCGATGGACCCTGCATTAGAACATATTTTAGCAATGTCACAAAAACCATTCCAAGCTTTCCCTGGTCAAGACCACAAAGCTCATATTGATGCTCACTTAAACTTTATGAGATTGAATATGGTGCAAAATAATCCAATGGTTATGGCTACAATGCAAAAAAATATACTTGAACACATAAGTTTAATGGCACAAGAGCAAGTTCAAATAGAATTTGTAGAAGAATTACAAGAATTACAGATGATTCAACAACAAATGCAACAAATGGGAGCGCAAAATCCTGCTATGGCACAAGGAATGATGCAAAATCCACAGATGATGCAACAACAACAACGAGTTCAACAGATAACAAACGCTATTGAAGCTAGAAAAGCGCAATTAATTGCTGAAATGCAAGAAGATTACGCCAAAGAAGAAGAAAAAATCACTGGTGAGTTTGCTGGAGACCCATTATTAAAAATTAAATCAAGAGAAGTTGACCTAAAAGCTGCAGAAAACCAAAGAAGAGAAGAAGAAGGTCAAGAAAGATTAAATTTAGACAAAATGAAAGCAATGATGAACCAATCACAGCACGAAGATGACCTAGAACAGAATCAAGAGCTAGCTGAAATGCGTGCAGGAGTATCAATAGCCAAACAACAAATGGCAGACGCGAGTAAGCGTCACGATTTCGGTAGAAATTTCAAAAAAAACTAGATATAAATCATTTTAAGGAGAAAATTATGATTAAAAAAGCAAAAGACCCTAAAGCCGTACCTGAACTAGGTGTTGGTAAAGATGGATACAAAACAGGTGGCGTTACAATCCAAGCTACAGATCCTTTTGAAACTCAAACAGTAACTGTTAGAGGAACAAAAGCTATGAGAGCGGATAAAAAACCTGTTCAAGCTAAATGGTACTAAACAATGTGGTTATCGGCAATTAAATTAGCCGTTTCTGCTGGTAGTAAAATTTATGCTAATAAGCAGAAGACGAAAATAGCTATGTCAGATGCACAGCTTATGCACGCATCTCGTATGGCCGAAGGTAAGGAAGCTTACCAGGGAAAACTTTTAGAAGCCCGTCAGTCAGATTGGAAGGACGAGGCAGTTTTGATAATTCTCTCGGCGCCAATCGCGATTTTGGCCTGGGCAGTTGTAAGTGACGATCCGTCAGCTATGGAAAAAGTAAATGTGTTCTTTGAACACTTTGCGGCACTCCCGAGCTGGTTTACAAATTTGTGGATCCTTGTCGTTGCGAGCATATATGGTATAAAGGGTACACAAATATTTAGAAACAACGGAGGAAAAAAATAATGGCAAATCCAAGATATAACACTCAAGTTGCTCAACCAAGAGGAATGAAAATGGGTGGCAGAGTAAAAAAAATGGGCGGTGGAATGTCTACTGCTAGAAAAGATATGGCTTCAGGATACTACAAAGATGATATGGGTATGGGTGGTGGAGCAATGTATAAAAAAGGTGGTTCTGTTAAAAAGAAAATACCTGCTGGTAAAAAAGGCAAAGGTATAAGAGCTCTTAAAAAGAAAGCACCTAAAGTAGCTAAAGCAATGGGCTACAAAAAAGGCGGTACAGCATAATGGCTAAACGTGGACTTTACGCTAACATTCACGCGAAGCGTAAACGTATCGCTGCAGGATCAAAAGAAAAAATGAGAAAACCTGGAACTAAAGGCGCACCTACTAAAAAACAATTTAAACAAGCTGCAAAAACAGCAAAGAAAAAATAATGGCTAAAGATAAAAAATTAACTCCATCAGAAAAATACAATCAACTTAAAAAACAAACTGAATCTGCTGGTATGAAAGTTAAAGAAGTAGATGGTAAGATTGTAGTTACCAGAAAAAAGAAAAAATAGTTATGAGAAAACAGGATAATATGCCTGCTAGAAATAAAAAGAACTTTAGACCTACAAAGTCTGGAGCAGGTATGACACGAGCCGGTGTCGCTGCCTACAGAAGAAAAAATCCCGGTTCTAAATTAAAAACAGCTGTGACTG